CGACGCGCCGTCCTCGAGGCGCGCATCGCCGAATCGGAGGCCGAGGCCGCGCGCATAGAGTCCATGTCCGCAGAAGCCGCCGCCGCCCGTGCCGCCACGGTGCGCGACTGCATCCGCGCCATCGGCGACCACTCAATCCCCGTCGAGCTGCGCAGGAAGGCCATCTGGGCCGCCATCGAGCGCATAGAGTACCAGAACCGCGCCCCGGTCTTCAAGGACGAGATCGAGCTGCGCATCATCATCCGCTAGTGTTGTCACCTCTACCCGCTAGCTCGTTTGCGGGTACATGTGACAGCACAGCATTGAGCTGGGAATACAATACGCCCGCCGAGCCGAGGCCCGACGGGCGTCTGCGACGTATGACGCGGGACGCCGCAACCCGCTCGAACCAAGGCGTCTAGCACCGCCCTGTACACATGTGGCGGAGCGCCGAGGATTCGAACCTCGGGAGCCTCGCGGCCCACGCGGTTAGCAACCGCGCGCAATCGGCCTCTCTGCCAGCGCTCCGTGGTGCGAGGTGCAGGATTCGAACCCGTCAGCCAATGGATTATGAGTCCACTGCTCAGCCGTTGAGCTTACCTCGCGCATGGGAGTTTCCGCAGCCTCCCAAGGGGGCTTCGATTTCGGGCTCGAAGCTGTGGGCCGCGCCGCTGCGGCGGTCACTTCCTAATATAACACCGTTCGTACCAGTCTCGGTCGCCGCCCGCGATTTCGCGGACGTCATCGAAGGTGGTGCCGACCTCTTTCAGGTCGCTTATCTCCCAGCTCTCGTTGGCCCTTCGGTAGGCCATGCCGTCTGGGAGCGTGGACACCCCCTCGCGCATGTCGACGGGGTTCCTCCTCAGCTTGCGGTTGTAGATTCTCTTCCACGAGCCGTCGTGCCACGCGCAATGGCAGCACGGGGTTTTCTTGCGTGAGCGTGACATAGCTCCCCTTCCTCTAGGTTGCTACATCGTTCTCACGTCCTTTCGAGCTCATGCGGCCAGATGGTAACGGAGGCGGGTTTTTAGCGGTACCAACCCAATGCTTGGAATCGAACCAAGAACCATCGATTTCCATTCGAAGTAGCCGCCCCCTGCGATGCTGGCCGCATGTCAATTATACCACCCTTACACGCGCTTCATCCTGATGGCGTCGATCTTGTTCGCCAAGTCGCCCGCGAAGTGGTCGGTGCTCTTGCCGTCTATCTGCTTGGACCCGCGCATGGACGCGTACCACTTGCCCGCGAGCGCCTTGGTGCGCATCCTGTGGGCCGAGTAGCGCACTGAGTCGTCGGCGATTTCCACGCCGAGTATCGGCGAGCCGTCGCCCGCGCAGCCGTCCTCGAGGTCGTCCACGTCGTAGCGCGTAATCCAGCCGAGCCACCCGCTCTTCTCGGTGAAGACGCGGTACTTCTTGGCATTGACCGCCAGCCAGCGCATGGGCTTGCCCGTGACGCCCGCGAACTTGTCCTTCGAGCCGCCCGTGTCGGTGAGGTTCTCCATCTCGTCGAGCCATTCGACGCCGAGGGGGTCCACCGATACACGGTAGCGCACGGGCTCCTTGACCGTCTTCGAGGCCGCCGGCTTCGCCGCGTTCGTCGGCTTGGCGGATCCCTTCGGGCCCATCAGCGCCTTGAAGTCGTCCGCAGTCCCGTAGAACACGTTGCAGTCGAGGCCGTCGTCGTGGCCGTCGAGGTAGCCCTCCGACGTGTACTGCCAGAGGATGGACCCCTCGCAGCCGCGGTAAATCTTGCAGCCCGACGTGTCGTAGCCGTAAATCGGCTCGTACACCTTGCTGTAACTCGCGCACCACATAGGGTAGCCGAGGCTCGCGAGGTCCTGGCTGACGATTACCGAGCCGCTCGCGTATATGACGGGCTTGTAGCCGGTTAGCTCCTCTACGCGGCGCGCGAACTGGTACACCCAGACGCGCCCGAGGCTCAGCGCCGAGTCCTCGTAGTCGATGACGAGCATCGCCTTCCCGAGGTAGCCAAGCGCCTCGACCTGCTTGACGAAGAAGTCCGCCTCGGTCTTCGCGGTCTTGCCGTACGTGAAGTGGTAGAGTCCGAGAAGGCCGTGCTTCTTCATTGCGTCGGAAGCCTGCTGCTTCGCGAACGGATTCACGAAGTTCCACTTCAACGGCCTGCCGCTCCCGTCCTTCGGCGGGTTGCCGCTCATCTTCACGATTGCGAAGTCGTTGGGCACCATGGACACGATGCGCTCGGGCTGGTTGCTCGACACGTCGATGCCGTACAGCGGCTTCTTGGCCTTTGTAACTGTGGCGTTATTGGCTTGTTTTGCCACGGTTGCGTCGGCCTTGCCGTTGTAGTGCAGTATGCCGTCGAAGCCATTGTCCCTAAACGGGTTGACCGCAGCCTCTTTACCAGTCTGGTCTCCAACTTTTCCGCCGTATACCTCGCCGTTCTCATTGATGCAGAACTCGCTCATGAGGTCCGGAACCTGAGATTGGCACATCGCGACATGCGTATCCTCGTCCAGGTAGAGATCGCCTGGCGATGCGATGAAGCTCATCGGCTTCCATTCGAAAAGACCTGATGCTTCGAACACGCTGCGCATGTTGCCGGTCCACGTCGCGCCGTCGAGCGCGTGTTCCCATTTGGTCCCCTTGAGCGCCGTTTTCCATGCCGTGCGGGCCGACGACGAGCAGTCGTAGCTTCCGCGTTCGTATGTATACTTCTTGCCGTCGATGGTCAGCGTCTTGGCGCCGAGGCCGTCCTCGCCCCAGCGAGGTGACCAGCTGTATCCGTTTGCAGGGTCCTCGACCATGTCTCGGTGGATCCGAGCGGCGATTTCGTTGACCTTCATGCTACCGCCTCCGATTCCGCATTATGTCCAGCGCTATCGCGACGCACATGACCGCCATGGCGATGCACATGACGGTCAGCGACGCCTGCATTGCCGCGAACACGGCTATTCCTCGTCCTTCGCGGCGTGCTTCGGGTACGGCTCCTCGTAGCCCATCGCGCGCTCGGAGTCTCCGACGCCCTCGGTCGTCGGGTCCACCACCACGCCGAGCAGGGCGAGGATGGCGAACACGGTCCCCACGATTGCGACGAGCTGCTCCTGCAGCGCCGTGAGGTCGAGCGCCGCCCCGAATATCGCCGCTACCTGCTGCACGAGCAGAGCGAGGAGCGGGATGAGCGTCACCCAGAAAATCTTGTTCTTGATACGTACCTTCCAGTTAATCATGGTTCCTCCTAAGAACGTCATTGCGCGTGGTCGAGCAGCCAGTTGTCGATCTCGGCCTCCATCTGCAGGAGGCTTGCTTTATCATTGCCGTCGACCTCGTGCTGTATCAAATGTTTGATCGACTTCAGCATCAGCTTGTTGATTTCCGTCTCGTCCTGGCGGAACTGCCAATCGCTGTCGAGCTTGTCGTGGACCTCCTCGCAGCATTCCTCCAATCGGACGATGCGCTTCTCGTGGTCCTCGATGCGGTCCGCCGTGGGCCGCCTCGCCAATTGCCGCCAATCGTGTATCGCCTTGATGGCGTTCCATGTCAGGACGATGAAGGCGAGCGCGATGCCGATGGCCGATATCGTTATGCCGACCTCGTCGAACGTGAGGTAATGGACCATCTTCCGCTCCTAGTGCTCGTAGCAGCGTGACTCGATGTACGTGCCCTCGCTCGTGAGCAGCACGGCGCTGTGCTTGTGGACGTCGCTCTCGGCCGCGGCTGACAGCAGGGCGTGGTACTTCGCCTCCGCCGCGTTGCGTCCGTCGTACGAGAACACGAAGTTCCCGACCGTCCCGTTCTGGGATTCCTGCAGTTCGATTACGATGTATTTCATGTTTCCTCCCTAATCGACGAAGTACATGATGTGGAAAGTCAGCCATTCGGTCGTTCCCGCCGACTGGTAGCTCGTGGAGTTCTGCGCGCGCAGGCGCGCCGCGCCCGCGTTCCCGTTCGGGTACACGGTGAGCAGCCATGACCTCGTGCCGCTCGCCTGGCATAGCTGGTGGCGGTTGCTGTTCGGCCTGTACCCTGCGGGCAAGGTCCCGAACGCGACGGCGTTGTCGCCGAGCGTCGTCGCCGCCGTCGGCTTGACCGCCCCGCATAACTCGACCAGCGAGCCGATTTTGCGGTACTTCGGAGCCTGGGCCGTCTCGTAGGCCACCCACCCGCTCGCGAGCGTGAGCGTCTTCCACCCGCTGTCGGATATCTCGACGCCGTTCACGTCGCCGCACTCGACGTCGCCGTTCCAGCCGACCGCGAAGGCGTTGGAGCGGGCGTCATCGGCGCTGCCGTTGCCTATCTCGAACGCGTTGGTGGATTGGTTGTCGTTGTATTTTCCTATGGTTGTTTGGTAGCTAGACGCAGCGATGGTGTTGAAGTTCTGAGCATGCGAATAAGGGCCGCTTGCCGTCGAAGCCCCTTCGGCGTGGCTTCCAAGATTGCTCGCTGTAGAGCTTCGTCCTTCTGCGTGGGAGTATTGACCGCTGGCAGTTGTTGTCATTCCTTCGGCATGACTCAGCATGCCGCTAGCTTCGACAGCATATCCCTCAGCGAACGATGCTGCACCGTACTTTACTGGGCTCTTTCTCCAGCCGAACGTGAACGCCTTAGCCTCGTACGATGACGTTCTGTAGGTTATGCATACTTCCGAGCCGTTTGGCGGTGCCGTCGAGAGCGTGACGCCTCGTCCAGATACGCTCTGCACCGTTGCGGCAGTTCCGTTTACCGTCGCGCTTGTCGTGCCTATTCCGTCGGCTAACATCCCGACAGTGAAATATTTTGTCGTGCCGTCGCCCTCGAAGCGTTCCGTGATTTCGACATAATCTTGCTCGTTGCGCAAGTCGCCCACATAAAAGTACGTGTTGCCTTCCTTGTCAATGAGCTTCAGGCTTTGGTAATCGATATCAACATGCGACGTGCCGTTATTACCGAGCCGTACCTTGTCTTGCTCTACGGCGAACGGGCGCTTCCTCACCGTCGTC